CCGCCATATTATCAAAAGCCTTTGCACCCTCTTCTACACTACCAAATAAGAATTTTAGTCTTACTTGTAGTGATTCAACTGTTGTTCCAACATTAACTAAATTTTTTATTGCAAGGCCAGCACCTAAACCAATAAAGGCATTTTTTAAATTAAATACAGATCGTTTTAAACCATCGAGATTTGATTTTATACCAGTTAGAGCCTGTCTGGATTTATCTCTTGCAACGATGTCTATATTTACTTTTTTAGTAGCCATTATTTAATTTTGTTTTTATATTTATTTTGTTCTCGTTCAATCTCTAATCTTTGTTCTTCAAAATATGCCAACCACATATTAAACTCAAAGACACTCATTTGCAATATTTCAGGAATTGTTTTGTGTAATCTCTCAGCGAGAGCCATTACATTAAAGACTTCAGAATTTTTTAGTTTTTTTTAGCGTCATCAAAGTTCGAACCTAATATTTGATTCGATACTCTTGCAATAACATCTGTATCTGCTTTTGTTTTAAAACTAAGTATGTGAGTAGCATTAAACATTTTGTTATGATCTTTGTCTAACGCTTTTTCAATTATGACATCAATAAGAATGTTTAGGTCGTTGTTATTTGCACCTTTAAATATTTTGGATTTCTCCATCATGTTAAAAGGTTTTGCGTAAATAGCTTTATCGCCTACAAGTCCCCACTCAGGAACTTCTATAACTCTTATTTCTGTTTCTTCGAAATGACTTCGTATTCCGTCAAAATAATCGGGTTTTTTATCGTCAGGCATAAATTAAATTATACTGTACCGATAGTTAGTCCGCCGTTACCTTGTAAAGATACTGTTCTTGTAGTCACTCCATCTAAAGTTACACCAACACTCATTCCAGTTACAATTCCTGTTCCTGACAATTTTTGTTCGCCTGAACCTGAACCCTCTGGCATAAACTCTACACTAACACTAGCGCCCTGTGTTAAGTTACCTTGTGCTGTGTCGTCATCGTCAAAGTTCATATCAATAGAGGCTGTAAATGTTCCTCTACCAACAACATAAGATTTCATTGAATCACCTAATGCTGTGTCCTCTACGATGTCGTGAGTTGTGTCGATAGTAAATCCAGTTGCTTGTCCGATATTAGTACCGCCGATGTGAACAACTGCATCTTTGCCATGATGAGTAGCCATAATTTATTACTCCTTTGTTTTCTTTAATTCTTTTATAACTTTTTCAGTTTCTTTTTCAACTGATATTTTTTTATTTTTACCCTCAACAGTAAAACCTCGTTTCTCGTAATACTCTTGAAAGTCAGGCGAGATTTTTATTTTGGTTTCTCCTTTAACCATTACTATATCCATAGCCATTATGCAGTCCCCCTTGTAAATTCATACATTACACGCACAGTTATTCTAACTCCACCATAAGGATAAATAGTACCCTCATCTGATGATGCCTCGATAATTTGTGTATCTAACGCATTTCCATTTCTTGTTATATCATTATCAAGTGTTTCTTCAACAACTTCGATAATCTGGTTTCTAACAGTATCAATATTAGAATCTGTGCCTTTGCCAAATGCAACTATAAGAAAATCTATTGTTCCTGTATATTTACCTGACCCTGTTGCACCCATAGCAGATGGTTCTCTTGATTCGTCTCCAGCTTGAATAAATGCGGCTGGGAATTGTGCATCGGCTAACTCTTCAACCTCAAAAGGTTCTCTTGTTAATTTTTTAAACTCTATAGGGCTAGTCACAGCATCAAGTTTACTAATTATATCATTTGCTATATTTTCTCTTTTACTCATATTTTTAACTGCTTAAAATAAACCTTACTAAATTCTTCTTTTATTTTATTTTCTTCTTTTTTTCCAATAGCAAAAAATGGTCTTTTAACTTTTTTCTTACCAACACCAAAGGTATCATGATAACTAGCTATTTTCTCTCTTTCTTTATTTGCAAAAAAAAGTGTATTTGTAAAACCTCTATTTCTAAAATCCAAACTTCTAAACATTTTACCGCTATCAGTTAAATCTACAAATCCTGTTTGTCTGCCTCTTTTTTCTCTGTTTTTTTTAGTTGATTTTGCATAGGCTCTCATTTTACCACCATCAGGCAATCTTCCTGATTGAGTTCTTTTTGTAATCATAAAAACAGCCATATTAGAAACATTGTTTAAAGATGTTTTTATTGCTTGTTTTTGTTTGGAAGTGATTCGTTTTATAAAATTATTAACTTCAATAGCATTTATTTTTACCCTTACATCGGCAACCATTATCTAACTAATCTTAGTGAGTGTA